GGGGACAGCATGATCAACGCCCGGATCTTCGACGGGGATATCGTCTACATCCGCCAGCAGCCGGATGTTTCCAACGGGGAGATCGCCGCTGTTCTGATCGGCAGCGAAGCGACGCTCAAGCGTGTATACCACTATGCCGGCCGCATTGAGCTCCGCCCGGAGAACCCCACCTTCCCCGTCCTGCAGTTCGAGGGAGAGCAGCTTTCCGAGATCCGCATCCTCGGCAAGGCCGTGGCCTTCACATCCACCGTGAGGTGAAAGTATGAATGGACTGGGACAGTTCAGGGCACCATATTTTCAAAGATCATAAGTATTTCCATAGATAATACACACCGCCCCGGTCTCCCGGGGCGGCTATCCTAAAGTCATTACTATTTGCATTACTCTTTTGGGAGGCGAAAACCTATGCCCGATGTGATCTATCTGCGCAAATCCAGAGCTGATATAGAGATGGAGAGCAAGAGCGCTGTGGACGTGCTGGCCCGGCACGAGGACGAGCTGCGCCGCAACGCCGCCCGCCTGGGGCGTACGGTGACGGCGGTATACCGCGAGGTCGTCTCCGGCGACACCATCGCGGCCCGGCCGGAGATGATGAAGCTCCTGCACGAGGTGGAGGAGGGCAAGTGGGAAGCTGTGCACGTGGTGGAGACCTCCCGTCTGGCCCGCGGCGATACCATCGACCAGGGCCTTGTCGCCCGCGCCTTCTCCCTGTCCAATACGCTGATCATCACCCCGGCGAAAGTAGTGGATCCCAACAACGAATTTGACAGCGATTTCTTTGAGTTTGACCTTTTCATGTCCCGCCGTGAATACAAGCTGATCACGCGCCGGATGCAGCGCGGGCGCATGGCCTCCACCCGGGAGGGCAAGTGGGCGGGCAACAAAGCCCCCTACGGCTATGACCGCGTTAAGCTGCCCCGGGAGAAGGGCTGGACACTCGCGCCGAACGCCGACGCGCAGACGGTCCGGGACGTCTTCTCCTGGTACACCCGCGACGGCCTCGGCGTGAGCCTGATCGTCCGCCGCCTGAACGAGACGGGCATCCCTTCCCCCACGGGCAAGGACTGGACGAACTGCGTGATCCGCGGGATCCTGGCGAACCCGGCCTATGCCGGCTTTGTGCGCTGGGGCTACCGGGCCGAGGTCAAATCCGTGCAGGACGGGGAGATCCGGCGCTCTACGCCCCGCCGCCCGGATGTGGAGCTCTATCCCGGCCTGCACCCGGCGCTTGTGCCGCAGGAGGTCTTTGACGCCGCGCAGGAGAGGCTGTCGCACAACAAGTCCCGCCCCGGCCCGAAGCAGGTGGCAATGCAAAACCCGCTCTCCGGGCTCGTGTACTGCTCCAAATGCGGCCGCGCCATGGTGCGCCGTCCCTACAACAACGGCCGCCCGGACGGCCTGATCTGCATCTATACAAGCTGCGACACGGTAGGCAGCACGCTCTCCGCGGTGGAGGACGCGGTGCTCTCCGCGCTGCGGAAGTGGCTGGCGGATCTGGACGCGGGAGTGCGTCCGGAGGAGACGCCGGAGGCCGGGGAGCTCGCCGCCGTCACCCGGACGATCGCCGCCGCGGAGAAGGAGCTTGATACGCTCGCCGGGCAGCTCGCCCGGATCTACGATCTGACGGAGCAGGGCGTGTACAGCTCGAACGACTTTATCACCCGCTCCCGGGAGAACGCATCCCGGCGGGAGGCCGCGGAGCATCACCTCGCGGAGCTGCGGGCAAGGGCGGCGGAGCTGCGGGATCTCATCTTTAACCGGGAGCAGCTGGCGCCGGAGCTGCGTCGCGTGCTGGATGCATACCCCGGCGCCTCGCCGGAGGAAAAGAACGCGCTTCTCCGCAGCATCCTCTCCCGGATCGTCTACTCGAAAACCTCTCGCGAGCGCTGGTCCGGCGGCTCCGACATGCGCCTTGAGCTCTTCCCGCGCATTGTTTCAAAAGATTTTCACTGATAATTTGATGGCTATAAAGAATTACCGCCCTTGAATTATCTGTGAAACAGGCAAAACAGGGTAAAAACTGCACAAAAACAAGCTGCTTGTTTTTGTAATTTCGTCAAACCCAGTTTTTAACCCCGCAAATCCGGTTTGCGGGGTTAAATCTCAAAACAGATCTGCGTGTGTCCCTGTCCGGGTTAGGAAAAGCAGCAGCTCGCCATGATCGATCCGGTAGATCAACAGCCAGTCCGGCGTGATGTGGCATTCCCGGAAGCCCCGATAGTTCCCGGTCAGCTCGTGGTCTCGGTATTTCCCGTCCAGACCCTCCCCTGCTGCCAGCGTATCGACAACCCTCTGCATTAGAGACAGATCATATCCGCGCTTTTTCAAGAGCTTCAGATCTCGCTTGAAGCTGTTGGAAAGGACGATCTCATACATTGTCGTTCAGCACCTCACGCGCGGCCTCCTCAAAGGATGCGTATCTTTCATAGGCCGCCGGATCGCTTTTCATCTCCTGGAATTCCCGCATGGCCGAAAGTGTTTCGGCATTCGGCACATTTCTCTGGATCTCAAACGGGATCCTCTGCTCCCTGACGCTCTGCTTCAGAAACATGGTGATCGCCGTCGTCATATCCAGACCGAAATCCGCAAAAAGGGCCTGTGCGGATTTCTTCAGATCGGCATCAAGGCTGATGTTTGTGCTTACTTTGGGCATAGGGCTCACCTCCTTGCCCTTATTTTACCCCTCCTTACGTGTATTTGTCAATGTGATCTGCGCATTATATAAACACAATGCGATCATAACGCGCACAAAACAAAGCCGCCCCTCATGGGAGGGACGGCTTCTTCATGCCTCAAACCTTAAAATCTACGCTTGTCCTTGCCTTCCTCCCGCCGTCCATGGCGGCGGCCAGCGGATTCCCATCATAGTATCGGTTTACAATCTCCAGCAGGCTCCTGCTCGCGTCCGCGCCGCCCGAGGTCTTGGAGCTTCCGCTCCCTCTCCCGAAGAACACCGAGATGTCGATGCCGTCGCCGCGCAATGGGCGCTTCCCGCCGGTGAAGTTGCCGACCGTGTTGAGCTTCGGCGCCTTGGCCGAGGATCTCCGCCTCGACCCTCTCCTGCGGCCGGAGGAGCCGGATGTATACTTTCCGTTTCCGTTGTGCCACGGCGTATAGGGCAGGCTGTTTTCCTTGTACCCTCCGAAGTACAGATACAGCAGATCCATCTGATCGCTGGTGAGATCCAGCCCGTCGATATACGCGACCACCTTTTCCTTCTTGGAGCCGCTGATGCTGTTCCCGTTCTCGTCCTTGTCCGCGGTAAAGCTCCCTATGGAGGTCATATACACGATGGTGTCCTGCAGCTCGATCCCCGCGTCAAGGCAAAGATCCGCTTTGCGCGTCCAGGAGTATGTGCTGCTGTTGGATACGTCATAGCTTGGATCGTTGCTCAGCCGGGCCTGCACGGTGGCGTACTGATACAGCCGGTTGACCATGCTGTTCTGGGTTTTGTCGTCCGCTGCTCTGTAGTCGGCGGAGGATATCAGCAGCTTGAGCCCGCCGTTGACCACGCGGTTCCACGCCTCGCCGTAGGCCGCCTGATCGGTGATCTGGAAGGAAGACACCTCACCGTTGGACAGCATCATGTTGATCACAGTGGACAGGGGCACCCCGGCGTTGAGCCAGGCGTCCGCCTTGTCCGCCCATCCGTATGTGCTGTTCCCGGTGACGCTGTAGTTTTCGTCAACGGCCTTCCTGGCCTGCACGGTGGCGTAATCATACAGCCGGTCGATCATGCTCTTCCGGGTTTTGTCGTCCGCATCGATATAACCGTCCGAAGTCAGCAGCTCTTCCAGGTTGTCCGCCACGATGGCGCCCCACGCATTGGCGTAGGCTCTCCGGTCGGTGATCTCCACCGTCTCCCCGTTATAGGTGAACGAATCAGGTATGGCGGTGGGTATGGCGTCCCGGAACCCTGCGCTGTAGAGCCTGGCCAGCTCGTCGGTGACGCCTCTGTCAAGCCGCTCCCCGGTCCTGTTTCGCAGGATGATATTCGCAGCCGTTCCGACGGCGCTCTCATCCATCGTTTTCAGATCGCTCTTGTCGATACCGCCGAACATGTTTTCATATTCCATCACGGTCTCCGGGGACACCCAGCGGATTGCAGCCAGCAGATAACTTTCCGCATTTCTGACCGGCAGGCCGAAGCCCGTCGATAGATCGAACGCCAAAGCCTTTGCCTTCTTTGCGGCCATCTCGTGATCGTCGTCTCCGATGGCGCTGAACAGTCCAGTGGAGTCATTGGCTATATCCTCCACACTTGCAAGAGGGCTTATCTCCGGCGCATTGAACGCCACTCCGTGGATCCATCCGTCGATCAGACTGTATGCCTCCGCACCGCCGATAATCGATCCTGCGTAGGTCTCTGCCAGGTCTTTGCCCAGCTGCTTTGTGACGCTGCCGGCCGTCAGATTTCCCTCCTCATCCCGGTAGTCGTCGTCCTTTTTGCGGAATGCCCTGCCGATCAGCGCCTTCATCACTACGTAGATGGTGTTCGCTGCCATGATCCCTCCGAAGGTATTGGCGGCGTAGCGCCTTGCCTCCGCGATCTGCCCGCTGTCGCCGCTCTGCCGCGCCGCCTGCAGCCGGCCCACGGCCTCGTACATCATGCCGTAATACTGCAGCGGCACCGTCTTGTACATCGTCAGCATTTTGGTTAGTTCGCTGTTCGACCGCAGGATCTGCGCCCGCTCCATGTTGGTGTAGTTCGGCTGCGTGTCGTACACGGCGCGGTTGAACACCTCGGCCACCTTCTGATAGTAGGCGTCGGTGCCCGCGTCGATGTCCGCCTTGCTGCCGGGCTTTAGGCCGGGATTGTCCTTGCTCACCCTGTATTCCGCCGCGGCCCACAGCCGCTTTACCGTGAGTCGGTCCATGCCCTGGATCCAGTTGAGCGCTTTAGATGCCAGGAGCTTTTGAGCCATGTTCTTGCTTTCCGCAGATACGGCGTCGCCGATCTCCTGTGTGCTGTACCCCCGGCTGCGGTACCATAGCAGCGGTGTATACTTCTCGATGAGCTTTTCATCCACTTTTCTGAAACGCAGCCCAGCGGCCAGTCCGTCCCAGCCTACGGCCTGCGCCGCGCCGGGATAGGATGCCACCTGCGGTACCGCCACCGAAGGGTTGATTGCAAGATTCGCGCCGGCGAGGTTACTTCTTAGTCTGGCGAGCCCCCGGCTCAGCATGTCGGATTCGCTCCCGCTGCCGCCTTGCAGGTCCTGCAGCATCTTGGTGATGTAGCTTTCCGCGCCCGGCCATTGCCGTTCGATCGTGTCTTTTATAGAGCCTCTCCATGCATTGCCCTCTTCGTGGAAAACGAAGTTGTTTACCGCCTGAAAGTTCCTGATCGGTATGGCGTAGCCGTAATACCGCCCCACGTTGTCCACCTGTCGGACAAAAGTATCATATGCGTCGCTGAGGCGGATCGGGTTCTGCGCATGAACGCGCTCGTTGGCGATGGAGCCGATGCCCTCCACAGTTCTTGCCCTTGCCTCCCCGGAAACATCGGATTTGGTAAAGCTTCGATCGGTCTCTATTGGGAAATAGTTCTCCACACCCGCCCGCTCGAAGCCGTCGAGCTGCATGCTCACCTCGTTGATGGCGGCCTTGCTTTGCTCGTTGAAAAACTTCTGCAGATACCCGGCAAAGGTTTTCTCCTGCTGTGTCAGCTGGGAGGCGATGGCCCGCACGGCCTGCGGCTGCATCTTCACCACTTCCCCGGCGGCGTAGGCCTCTGCCAGTTTCCCTTTGATATACAGTTCTTTGTTGGGGATCCGGATGCCGCCTTCCTGGATATGGCGTAGGTTATCCTCGTTGAGGGAATGGAGATAAAGCGCGATTTTCATCATCGGCGTGATCTCGATGCTCTGCCCCGTGAAGCCGCTGCCGTCCATGGCCATGCCGTTCACGACGCCGTAGGTGCTCCAGGTTGCCTTCTTCCCGCTCGCGGTCTCCAGCCACTTCCGGTTTTCTTTCTTCTGCATAAAGGGATCCATGCTTTGTTCAGCCCGCCGCTGGAAATCCAGCATCCGCGTCTGCCCTTTTTCCAGGCTGTCGGCGAGTCGGCCCATGGCGCCGTCCTTTTTCCAGCCTCCCAGCATGTCCAGGAAGCGCCGCGGGGAGAGATGCTCCTCGGCAAACCACTTCTGGATAAAGCCGGGCTTTGCGCCTCTGGAGGCCTTGACCTCGGCGTTCACGCTGTTGGCGATCTCTTTGATCTCGGCGTCGAATTCCTCGCCGAGCATCTTGTTCTGCGTGTGCACGGTGTTCTCCAGCCCGGCCACCACGCGGCCGAGCTCGATCACGTCTTCGATGTCCATGTCGCTGATGTGCTTCTGGCTCAGTCTGGCCAGCCGCTCCTCCACGTATGGATTGCGGATAAAGTTGCCGGGATGGTCGTCGTCCTCGAATCCGGCGGCCTTCTTTGCTTCGTCGTAGACTCGCTGCAGTGCCTGCAGATCCTCGATGCCGCTCAGCGTCAGCGTGCGGGCGTGGGTGTCGATATCCCGCAGCGCCTCGTCGATCTGGGTGCGGACCTCCGGCGCCGCCTTTCCCCGCAGCTTGGCCAGCCGCTGGATGGCCTTCATCGTTTTGTCCCGGATCTCGCTTTCCCAGCGCCGCTGTGCCCGCTGTTCCAGCCGGTCCTCCATGCGCTGCCGCTCGGTGGCAAGCATGGAGGCGGTGCGGTTTTTCAGATCCACCTCGATCTGCGCCTTCTCGCCGTAGGTGCGCAGCGTCTCGTCCAGCTTCCGGGAGAGCTCGTTGTAGATCTCCTGCGGATCCGTGCGCGCGCCCCTGGCCTCCTTCTCTATGGCGTCTGCAAAAGAGATCATCCTGCTGCGCCCGGCCTCTGCCTTGTCGATCATGTTAGAGAGCATGTCGCTGAGCGCGCTGTCCGTGGGGAACATTCCCTCCCCGAAGGTCTCGGCCAGCTCTGCGTTCAGGCTGTCGGCCTTGCGGTCTGTGATGTTTCCCGTGAGGTAGATCCCGTTGGCCCTGGCGCGCTTCCGCAGGCTGTTCCAGTTGTCGCCGAGGTCTGCGCGGTCGTGCTCGCTGACGTAGATCCTCGCGCCCCGGAGCCAGCTCCGCACGTCCTTGAGCTCGTCGGCCGGCTCCTCCCGGACGGCGCCGGTGTCCATGAGCATGTCCATGAGCTCCGTGCGGTCCTGCTCTGTGATCTGACCGCTCTCCGCGATCTGTGCGAGCCGCTGATCCAGCTTCTTCCCGAGCTCTCCCCGCTCGCCCTGCGCGGTGTGAAAGGTCTCCATCAGCGCGTTCTTGGCCTCTGCGGCGCTTCTCACGGGCTTGTTTCCCTTCGCCTCCACGGTTTTCTTTTTGGCTCTGGCTCTCCCCTTCCGGCTTGTCAGCTCGTCGTTGAGGATCTCCAGCGTCTGCTGCAGATCGGCCTTGTGTGCCTTCTGCTGCTCGGTCAGACCCGTGGTTTTTTCCAGCTCCTGGATCTCCGCTTCCCTCCGGCGGATCCTCTCCTTCAGCGTCTGTGTGGCTGCCTCGGCCGCCTTGTTCTTTTTCAGCCGCTCGGCTTCGTCCTGTACCTTCCCGGTGAAAAGCGCTTCCAGCGCGCCTTGCTGCCGGATGGGAGCACTTCTCTCCCGGTCGAGTTCTGCATCCTCTCGGGCGTTGATCTGTCCCTGCACGTACTGTGCGGCGAACGCCGCGGCATCCTTGTACGATCCGAAGCTGCGGCTGATGTCCCGCTTGCCGTCCCGGTCCACACTGGCCAGATAGCCCCCGTCGTTCTTCCGGCGAATCCTGGCCATGTACTCCCCTGTCTCGTCGCGCAGCTTCGCACCGCCTATGTCGTTGAGCTCGGCCTCCAGCGCCTCGGTGTCGCGGCATACGCGCACGCCGTCCTTGCCGATCTCACCCCGCTCGGGGTGGGGATCTGCGGCCCTGTTCCGGCCTCCGGAGTCCTCCTGCGCATCCCGCTCCATGGCGGCTTGCGCTCTCTGCTCCAGATCCCGGATCCGGGACAGCTGCCCGCGGAAGTCATACTCCGCGTCGTTGCGTTCGCTGGCGGCATCGTACTCCGCCTCCGCTGCCCGCAGCTCCCGCAGGAGCTCAACCGTGCTCTCGGCCGCCACCTCCACGCTTGCTTTATTTTGGGTGTTGCTATTTTCGGAAGAAGAGCGTATACTGTTATTAAACGAGGTATCAGAAGCAATGTCCAAACGCGAGTCGCCGGCGGCAACGTGCTCTGATACTTCGTTCTTTCTATCTGAATTCCTATCATAGATTACGTCATTTTCGTCGGCAAAAATAGTGTTGTTGATGTAGTTGCTGTCTGCTTTGAATGCAGTTATCAGGACGTTGTAGTACCCATTTTCCCCTTTTACTGCATCTGCTCCGGCACGATAGTTTCCCAGATCAACAGCTGCGACTGTTTCGCCCTCGTCGATGCTGATTATCGCTACATAATGACCAGCGTTATCTCCTGAGTTCTGATAGATGATATACTCTGGATCCCCGAGGTTTTCGATTACTTTTGCAAGTCCATCAACACCGAGTGCGTGCTGGCCCTTCACTGTGCTTTGCATACTTTTGTTGGCTTTCTTGGCTTGCATGACAAAAGATGCATCACCATTCAGATGACAATACTCGATATAAACCCTTGGTGTGTTTTTCAGAATGGGAAATACTTCTCTTTTGTCGTAGTTTTTCTTATCAAATATATCCTGTAGCTTTGCTCTGACACTTTCCGGCGTTACATCTTCATCGACAATAACATTCCCTTGGGTATCAACATTCGCCCTTCCCTCGTCCGGTCCCCGGATCTCCCGCTCCGCCTCGGTGTTCCGGCCGCTGCGCTGGGCGATCTCCTCCCGCACGGCCTCCGCAGTCCGGCGCTCCTCCGCAAAGCCGTTCATCCCCGCGTAGGCGTCGGCCGCGATCTCCTCGTGGAGCCGCTGCCGCACGTCCTCGGCCTCCATGGATTCCCATTGATAGAGATCCTTATAGGCCTCAAAGTATTGCTGCTCCATCCGCAGGAAGGCCTCGCGGCTCATGCGCCCCCGGATGATCTCATTGGCGGCGTCCACGATCCCGGGATCACTGTCGGCCGCGTGGTGGAACAGCTCGTGCTTCACGATGCTGTCGCTGTCCGCTGCGGCGTCCGTGCGGAAATACACCCTGCCGTCCTGAATATAGCCGTTCACGCTCACGCCGTTGATGCGCATCTCACCGGCAAAGGCCACCGGCTCCAGCCCGGCGCTGCGCACCTGCTCAAGCGCGTCTCGGACCTTTCCGCTCTGGCGGTCCGGATCCAGCACCGTCACGATGCTGTCCTCCGCGCCGCCGGGGATCCCCAGTTCAGCGGGCGTTACTTCCCGGCTGTTCCGTAGATCTGATCCGCCAGCGCCGCGAACGCCTCGTGAAACTTCTCCCTGGCCGCGGCTTCCTGCTCCGGCGTCCGCTTGATCGGCTTCTGCCCCAGCCTGTCCGCCGGCACGCTGATCTGCATCCCGGTTTTCGGATCCCTGGTCAATACTCTGCCTTTCCCGCTGCTCATAGTCTCCTCCTTCTCTGCTCATTTCCGCAAGCAGTCCGTTGATGTCCCCGAAAAGCGAGCCCCAGTTGTTTTCAGCAACGATGGGGTCTGTCTGCAGATCCTGATAGATCCGTCGTGCGATTTCCGCATCCGGATCACCGCCGGTATCACGAAACGCCTCTCTCAGCTCTGTCAGCTCCTCGTTGTCGGAGCTTTCTATATGTCTTCTTACGGTTTCTGCGGCTGCTGTTCTGTTTTGCTCTGTGAGCTCGTTCCAGCTTCTTTCCGGTCGAAGAAGTCGTTGATTCTCTTCTCTGCTGCCGCCTGCTTCTCCGGCGGGACGTTCCTCTCCTCGCAGGACTCCCTGATCATCTGCAGCATCTGCTCTCTTGTCATTGCCCTGACCTCCTGTGCTTAGAATGGGACCGCCGATCCCGTCCTGGATTGTACCATTCGCAAGTACCACAAGTCCAGTCTGATTGAAGATTTCGCTGTTAGCGGCGCCCTGCCGCTGCAAATCGAGCGCTCTCTGCAGCCTCTCACCTGCCGGAAGCTTCGTGTTCACGGCGGCGCGGCCCGCCTCTCCCCTCTCCCGCATGGCGGCGTCGATGGCATCTCTGGCGTTCCGGGTCTCCTGTACGCGCTCGCGAAGCTCGTCCAGGCTCTTCGCCTGCGACAGCTGCGTGAGCAGCTCCAGCGTGCCCACATTCTCCGTCTCGGTGTCCCGCATCAGCTGCACAACGCCCTCCGGCGTGCTGCCGAGCTGCTGTGCGAGCCGGTTGATGCCCTGCCGCTGCGTGCCGTACTGCACGGCGCTGCTGCCCACCGTGGCGAGCGCGCCGCCGGCGAAGCTCTGCGCCTCCTGCCACAGCGCGGCGAGCGCCGTCGCAAGCCCGGGGTGCCGCCGCTGCCACGCGGTGCCGCTCTCGCGGAAATAGTCGTAGGACGTGGTGATAAAGCTCTCCTGCGTTCCGAAGAGCTGATCGATCACCAGGTTGAGCCCCTCGTTGGCGGCGTCGCTCATGACCTCCTCCGCGCCCTCGGGGATCATGTTAAGCACCATGGTCTTCACGAGGCTCAGGGGGTTTGCCTCCACATTGCGGATGACCCACTCCCCGCCGATGGCCTCGGAGGCGTACTCGATGGCGCCGCGCAGCAGGCCCAGGGAGAGAGCGCCCGCGTCCGAGTAGCCTTTCTGCTTGTTTTCCGCTACCGCCATGGACATGACCTCGCTGGACATGGTCACGCTGCCTATAACGTTTGTGGCCTGCATCAGGGCTTCCGTGTTCCAGCCCGCCGCGGCGCCGACGCCCCCGGCGATCCCCTGCGCCATGATGGCATTCACCGCGCTGTCGCCGGCGCTCATGGCCGTCTGATATACAAAGCTGCCCACCGGGCTCATGTCCTCGGCCACGCTCTGCCGGATGTCCTGCGTCATGCGGCTGGCTGTGCGCAGCCCGGAATAGGGGTTGATCTCTTTCCCCGCCGCGGTGCGGTAGAGATCCTCCGCGTTGGCCGCAAGGCTTGTGAGCGTCCTCGCCGGCTGCGCTGCAACGGTGGCGAGACTGCCGATCGCCCTTGTCGCCGTATTCTGATTGACGAGCTCCGTGGTGTTGGCGATCACACCGGAGTACCACTGCTGATCCAGCTCCGGCTCCAGATATGCGAGGTATGCGTTGGCCGCCCTCTTCCCCTCGGTGGCGTAGAGATAGTTGTATACGCCGACCTCGTCCTCCGTCATGAAGGCGTACTTGCCATACTCATTTCCCATGCCCCGCGCCTGGGCAACGTCCTCCCGCAGCCGATATCCGCCTATGTCGTTGATGTAGTCATAGAGTGCGTCGCCCCCGAAGGTGCGCAGCCTGCTCTCCCCCGCGCGGCTGTTGGCGGCGTAGTCGCTCCGGCGCAGGATCTGCGCGTACTCGCTGCCGTAGAGCGAGCTGGCGCGGTTATCCGCTCTGTCATAGATGCCTGCCAGCACGCTTTCGGTGCCGCGGGCGGCATTGACGCCCATGCTCTCGTTGCGTGCGCTCTGCGCCGCCGCCCTGGCCATGCTGTCCTGTGTCTGCTTCCGCTGCGCTTCCGCCTGCGCCAGCTGCATCTCCTGCTCCCGCGCGGCGGCCTCGCCCATCGCGTTCCCGATGCTCCGCAGCCCCTGGCCCGCTCTTCTCACGAGCTCCCGCTGCGCTTCCGCCTGGGCCTGCTGTGACGCCTGTTCCGCTGCGTAGCCGCTCATCAGGCTTTGGAGCATCCTCGCGCCCAGGGATTCCCTGGGCGTCTCCTGCGGCGTCTGAGGGGCTGCTGCGGGCTTTGCCTGCGTCCGGCGTCCCGCCTGGGCCTGCTGCTGCCCGTAGGCGGAAAACGCCTCCTCTGCGCCCTGAGGACGCGAAATGCCCTGCAGCGCGGCGGTGTAGAGCCCCGGCGTGCCGCTCTGCCTCCGGGCAACAGCCTGCGCGTAGAGATTGCCGGTGTTCCCCACCGGGCGCGGCGTCGGCGCCGCGCTCGCCCCTGTGGCCGCCGCGGCGTAGAGTCGCTGCTGCGCCTGCTGCTGTGAGCCGCTGCCGGAGCCGGTCTTTACGGCGGAGGTCATCCCCGCCGCCCTTGCCGCGGCGGAATATACCGCTGTCTTTGCCTTTTTCTGCGCGGCGGAGGAGGCCGCCTGCGCGGTCTCCTCCGTTTTTGCCGCGGTCTTTGCCACGGCTTTTTTGATTTTATCTGCCATGATGTCCTCCCCGCCGTTTTTACTTTTTCGCAGCGCTTGCCGCAGTGCCTGCGGTGTTCCTTATGGCTGCCGCCATGGACGCCGCCGCCGGCTTGATGGCGCTCAGCTGCGCGGCCGGCTGGCTTGCGATGGACTGCGCAGATGATGGGCTTGTCCGCATCAGGCTCTGCTGTGCTGCGGCATAGTTTCGCAGCGCGGCGTCCTGCTCCGGAGTCAGGCCTCCTGTCGGGCTTGGTTCCTCTCCTCCGCTGCCGGAGCTGCTTCCGCCGTAGTAATAGCTCGTCCCTCCGCCGCCGCCTCCGGTTTTTTTGATCCCCAGCCGTGCCGCCTCTTCCGGATGCGCGGTGATCCAGGTGTCCTTCAGCGTCGGGTTCAGCTTGATCCACTGCCTGGTCAGATAGTCCACCTGGTCCTGCGAGTAGCCCAGCTGCAGATAGGTGCTGAAATCTCCCGCGGCGGCCATGTTGTCGGCCTGCTGCTGCAGCTCCTGATACTGTGCCTGCTGCAGCTGCGCCTGGTATCCGTAGAGGTTCTGGCTGGCCTGCAGATTGGCGGCGTCGGCGGCGGCCTGCGCCTCGTACTGCTGCTGGGCGAGCGTCTGGTTGTAGGCGTTGATCTGCGCGAGCCTGGCCTGCTCGTTGGCGCTCAGCGCCTCGCCGTAGGCCGTGCCCAGCCGGAGGCGCGCGGACTCGCTCAGTCCGCCGCTGTAGCCCTGGGCCGCCATCTGCTGGGGCAGCGTGCGCTGATCCTGCATATAGTCGCGGTAGAGCTGTTTGTTGGTCTGCTGATAGCCGGTGTTGAGCGCGCCGATGCTCGCGTCTGCGGTCTCCTGGGCCCTCTGCCGGGCGTTGGCCAGCGCGGCGTTGTTGGCGGCCACCTGCTCGTCATACATGTTCTTGTAGTAGGTGTTCATCCGGTCATAGTAACCGGTCGAGCCGCTCCCGGAGCCCGCGCCGAGCCCGGCGTTTTCCCCTGTGCCGCTTTCTGCCTCCGCAGCGGCCTGTGCATAGAGGCCGGTCTTCTTCTCCCCGTTCTCGTCGATATAGGTCGCGGTCTGCTGCTGTTCGCTCATTTCTTCTCCTCCTTTTTGTGTGCGGTGCACTTCGGATTCCGGCACACCCATTCCGCAGCGTTCTTTTTGCGCATCTCGATCTGGCAGATCGGACATTTCATCTTCTGGCGCCCCTTTCCGTGTTTTTCTCCCCGCTCGCTCCGCGTGATCCGCGAATGTCACCGCTTGGCGTAGTTCCCCACGACATAGTGCTTGGTGATCTGGAAGATCCCGAAGCCCTCGTCCGGCTCGCTGTTGCGCGCGATGATCTGCAGGCGCTTGTAATTCTTCACCTTCCGGTTGAGGAAGATCTCCTGCGGGCTGTCGTCGGTGTTGAAGGTGAAGCGCTCAAAGTCGATGTCGCCGAAGTCCAGGATGTCCATCTGTTTTTTTGCCACCTCCCGCTCCGTGCCGGAGGTCCGGTCGGACCGGAAATAGATCGTCCCGCTCGAGCGCGCGTAGGGCTTGATGGTCACGCAGCACCCCCGCTTGATCATCGTCTTGAGGAGCGCCGGGGTGCCGTCGTCGTCGTAGCGCGTGGCCCACACCGCGTCGATGCCCTTTCCGTCGTCGGAGTAGCGCGCCATGCCGTCGATGTCGCTGTTGAAGGTGCAGATGCGCCCGTCCGCGGTGCCGAAGTAGAGCGCCTCCTCCGTCCCGCTCTTCCGGCACATCCAGCACCGCACGGGCACGCTCTCCCAGTAATAACACTCATAGACGAAGTCCCCCAGGCTGGCGCTCTTGTAGCTCTTCGACTGCCGCCCGTCGAGGACGTACACGTGCCCGTTGGGCAGCGCCAGCAGGTACATGCCGTTCCAGACCACCGCCTCCGCCTCGGCGAGATCCTTCTCCTCGGTGAGCCGGTTGTTGATGTAAAAGCTCCTTCCCTGGCAGAGCTTCTCGCTGGTGATCGCGTTGGAGGCGATGGCCATGATGCCGTTGCGGGAGAGGAACAGCGGATCGTCCAGCAGCGAGGCGAAGCTCCCCGCGCTGACCGAGCCCACGCCCGCGATGGCCTGCTGCAGGGGGAACACCGCGTTCCCGTCGCTGTTGACGCCGGCCGTGCGCAGGAACACCGTGGAGTCCCGGCCGTTGTCCTCCTTCACGATCCCCTGGCTGCTCCCCACCCGGCAGTAGCCCAGGATCGCGGTGCCCTCGCTGCCCACGGTGGAGTAGCTCAGGTCCGGGATATACGAGGGATCCCCGAGTCCGCTGATCCAGTCCCGGTTCGGGGTTTCCGGATTGCCGGAGAGCACCATGCGGTCGTTGGTGCCCACGCCGTAGGTGGACAGGATCGTGCACTTGTCGATCCGGTCGGTGTAGCCCTCCACCGTGTGGGGGAACTGCACCACCAGCCCGTCGGCGCTGCCCGCGTCCGGGGCCGCCGGCGCGGCGGTGAAGGTCACGGTGCCGTTTTCCCGGTCTACGGTGAAATCCTGCGTCTCCTCGCCCCAGACCCAGCACGTCACGTCCCCGGTCCCGTCCACGTCGCTGTCGAGGGTGAAGGTCACACTCTCCCCGTCGGTCTGGAAGGCGTTCTTCCGGTAGGGCGTGAGCATGTTGATGTCCTCATAGCTGACGCCGCCGCCGGCGGGCGTGCGGGTGATGACGGTGGTGGGGACGTAGGCCCCGCTCTCCGAGACCCGCTGCGCGCTCACGCCGTCATAGACGAAATACCCGCCGCCTGTGACGATCCAGAGCTTCCCGGCGAGGAAGGCGCTGCGGCTCTTGTGCTCGGGCAGGTCGGAGCGCAGCAGCGTCGGGGTCTCCTCGTCGTCCCACTTGTAAAGGCCGGTCCCCACATGGGCGAGCATGTGCACTGCCCCGTCGAAGGAGGCGAAGAACAGCCCGTGCACGGCGCCGGAGAGGGTGTGGAGCGTCCTCCAGCCGTCGCGCTTCTGGGGCATGCCGCCGCCGTCGGCCACGATGTTTGTGCACAGCGGCGAACGGTAGCGCTCCACCAGCGACGGATCCGTGGAGAAGTCCGCCCCCCGGAAGGTCGCGTAGATCGTCTGCTTGATGCTCGTGCCCGATCGCTTGCTCATGTCGGTGCGCCTCCCATCAGGGGCAGGCTCACCGCGCCGGGCAGCCCCTCAGCCTGCATCGGCGCCGGTGTGCCGGACGTCGGCGTTCCCATGTTCTCCGGCGGCAGCACGGCGCCCTGGCTGAACTTTTCCTCCCAGTCGCGGATGATGTCCTGCTTGCCGGGGATATCCAGCACCTCCAGCTGCGCGGCGAAGAGCCGCCAGTTCTCCGGCGTGATCTGCGCCTGTGTCAGGCTCTGCAGCGCCTGCAGCGTGGCCTGCTTGCTGCGCACCACGTTGTCGCTGGCTGTCACGGTCACGTCCACCCGCGGCCAGTAGGTCCAGCTCTCGCGCACCACCCTGCCCTGCAGATCGCGCACCTCCGGCATGGTCATGGCAAAGCTGTCGGCGTTGAAGCGCATCGCCTGCGCCGAGCGCTCCCGCTGCGGGTCCGCGCCGATGAAGAGCATCCGCCCGTCGTCGAAGAACTCCAGCGCCAGCCAGTCCAGCAGCTCATAGAGCCGCTCAAAGCCCGCGTTGCGGTCGGCGCGCTTGATGTCGCTCTGGCTCTGGGCGTCCGAGCGCAGCATCGCCATGCCCGTTGCCGTGGTGACCCTCGCGGCCTCCTTGCCCATGGAGGTATCGTAGTTGCGGTTGGTCCGTTCGATCTGTCCCTTGAAGAATTCAATGCCGAGGCCCGCGTTGGCGAGGCTCTGGAGCCCGCCCATGCGCTGCACGCGGCCCATGGCGTTGGGCTTGAGCTTCACCACCGCGCCGGGCTCGTTGGTCAGTTCGGTGCCGTCGGCCAGCGCCCCCTCCTCCACCAGGATGATATCGTTGGCCATGAAGGCGTCGTTGAGGATCGCCATGGACAGCTTCCGGTCGGCCGCGTCCACCATGTCCAGGATCGGGAAGAGCTCGCTCTTGTTCCAGAGCTGGTTTTCATCCTGCACCCGCCAGTAGTGCACAAAGGGGAAGAGCTGGTTCTGCCGGCAGGTGCGCTCCCAGTAGTTGGGGATGTACCGGAGCTCGCGTCCTCCCGCCTGGATGGAGCAGGCCACCGCCCCGGCGGGGATGGTCTGCCCGTCCTCGCCGCGGATCTCCTCCGGCTGCCGAAACCAATGCTCCAGGATCTGGATGGTGTCGTCCTGATCGTCGATGGCGGTGGTCATGTCGAACAGCCCCGTGCGCTCCACGTAGTCCTGCGCCGTAATATCCTCCTGCGTGAGCCCCAGCTCGGCGAGCTCATGGCGGAACAGCTGGCAGAAGCGCACCTTGTGGATGCGGTAGACGTAGTCGAGATACTGCCCGTCCTGGATCGTGCCGTCCCGGATCGCCGGATCGGGGAAGATGCCGTCCACCGGGATGTCCTTGATGCGGATGTCCCCCTCGTGGATGCCGCAGCGCATGGAGCTGTCCCAGTAGGCCTTCCAGAAGGCGTCGCCCAGCTTCAGAAGCCTGCGCTCGTTGCGGGTGTTCATGTCGCTCAGGCGGTTGTTCTCCACGATGTACTTCACCGCGAACTCCCGCTGCCGCGCCCGGCGGCTGTCCATGTCGTCGTCCCGGCCGCGGAACTCCGGCTCGGGCACGCCCGGGTCGATCTGGCTCTCCACCATGATCCAGGGGTCCGGCATATTGGCGGGGACGAAGGGCATGTCGTTGTCCCGGCAGAACTCCATCGTCTCGCGCGTCACGTCGTGGATGCCGTTGTAGTAATCGTTGCAGCGCTGCCACTCGCTCTCCACCGCCGTGCGGGCGTTCTTGGCCCGCTGAAACAGCTCCTGCGCGGTGGTCTCCCGCGCCTGGCGGGTGGCGTAGTCGTAGCCGACCACCGCGGGGGCGTCCGTCCTCTTCTTCTTTCTCATGTTTCCTCCTCAGGGCTCAAGCCAAATGGAAATAATGCGGATCGTGCTCGTTGTGGACGCATTGCTGACGCCGATGAAAAAGTAGTGCAGCCCGGACAGATCACTTATGTCTCTGACCAGCTCCACATTGCCCTGACTGCCCGGCGTGTATCTGAAGGCGGCGTTCTGCCAATACCCGCTGTTGGACGTATCAAAGCAGATGTGGCAGCCGCTCGTGCAGCTCTGCAGGACAATGTGTACGGTCGAGTACTTTGTTAAATCGAACGGCTCAACGGTTTCAAATGTGCCGCCCCCCTGCCAGTCTGAAACGGTCAGAAAGCCATCGCCGTAGGTTACGGTAGGGGTTTTTGCACTTGCTGCACTGCCTGAATATCTCCTGTTCGTGCGCGTGAATTCCGGGACGGTGTCGCCGTCACGGATAAGAAACAGGTTCCTCGGCGCAGGCAGTATGAGGGCATTCCCGAGAATGCTCACGTCCCCACCTCCGTCACGGTGCACTGCATCGTCAGCGCCGATGCAGGCGCGCCGCCGACGGCATAAGCCGTCAGCACCCCGGCGTTGTTTTCGATGTACAGCGCCGCCACGTCGTCGCTCCGGAGGGAGATCAGCGCCGCCGCGTCCGGCTGCAGGTCGATCTTGCTGTCTGTGCTGACCGCCGCGCCGGTGACCGTGGGCGTCGCCGTATACCAGCCGCTGCCGCTGTCCGTCCAGCTCGCCGGGATGGCGACGGATGCGGCGAGGACCTTCTTCCCGCACCCGCCGACGGCCGCGGCGATCGCGGCGTCCGTCTCCGCCTCCGTGTAATAGCGCTCGTCGTGGGTATGCCCCGTGTCGCTCTTGGCGCTCAGCAGCGCATCCGTCTCGGCCTCCGTGTAATAGCGCTCGTCGTGGGTATGCCCCGTGTCACTCTTGGCGCCCAGCAGCGCCGCGGTCTCGGTCTCCGTGTAATACCGCTCGTCGTGGCTGTGGCCGCTGTCGCTCTTGGTACTGAGCAGCTCGGCGGTTTCGGCCTTGCTGTAATAGCCGTCCAGCGCCCCGTCGGGGAGATAGTGCAGCGTCGGCCCCGCGCGCAGCTCCACCTCCGCGGCGGGAGCCGTCTGCAGCGTGACCTCCGCCGCGGCGCCCTGTACGATCTCCACGCGGATCACGCCCGAGGCGTTCTCAGTCATAGGTGACCTCCTCCTCCAGCGTCAGCCGGGATTTGGGGATCAGGGTCGTCACGGTGCCGTCGGCGCGCGTCACCTGCACGTCATACACGTAGTCCCCGAAGTCCATTCCCGCTGTGTCCGCGTGGGCGATGGGGATCACCGCCTCACCCTCGTTGCCGAAGGCCGTCACGTCCTCCCGGAACGCCACGCCGCTGTCCACACTCTCCCGCACGGTCATGCTCACCGTGTCGCCGTTTTCAAAGGGCACCGAGCAGTACACCGTCAGCGTCTCCGTGTCACCGCGGATCATGGACAGGTTCGTTCCCGTCAGCTTCATGCCGAAAACACCTCCTCAATGAGCTGCGCCGGGGTGAGCCCCCGCGCCTGCGCCGCGCTTCCGAGCGCCTCCCAGACGGCCCTTTTGAGCGTGAGCGTCACCGTGGTGTTCCCCGTGTCCGGCAGGCGCAGCACCTGCCCGGGGTAGATGGTGTACCCGCTCAGGCCGTTGAGGATGCGCAGCTCGTCATAGCGGAAGCCGCTGCCCAGGCGCTTTTCCGCGATGCTCCACAGGCTGTCCCCGCTCTGCACGGTGTAGCTCTCCCCCGCCGTCTCCTCCCGGGGCGCGGCCGCGGGCGTCTCCGCCGCGTCCTCCTGCAGGTAGGCGGGCCGGTAGGCCCCCAGCACGCTCGATACAGAGCGCGTCAGGCGCATCACCGCATCGGAGGCGTTGCCCTCCACGGTGGTCAGCGAAGCCCCGGCGGCGGAGAGCACAAAGCCGATGTGGTCGGCGACGCCGTCGCCGTCCCAGTCGAACAGCGCCAGATCCCCGCGGCGGTAGGGACCCGTCACCCACTGGCCGTGGGCTCTTGCCCAGCTCACCACATAGGGGCAGTAGGCGGTCTTCTCCCCGCCGCAGAAGCGCGCCGAGAGCCCGCACTCCCGGAACCCGTCCCAGAGGAAGGCGCAGCACCAGGGGTACTGCTCCCCGCTCACCGCGCCGCCGTAGTAGTGCGTGTTGTAAATGACGTTGTTCACGCCCGTTTCCCGGGTACCCACCTGCGCGGTAAACCACTGCGCAAGTCTTTCGATCTCGTCCATCTCCGTCCTCCTTATTCCAGCTTTACGATGGTGCCGCCGACGTTTGTGTACACATCCCCGATCTGCACGAGCTCGCCGCCGACGTTGGCATAGATCTCCTCGGTCTCCCGGAGCGTCTCCCCGGCGTTGACGAAGATGGGGAAAGAGAGCTTCTCCGGCGCGGTCACGGAGCTGCCGGAGGTGCCGAAGTGGGAGGAGCCGTTCTCCGAGTAGGCCGTCTGCACGCTGATCGATTCCCCCGGCGCAGCCTCCCCGATCCAGTACCGGGTGATGCTCCCGTAGCTGTAGAACCGCGCGTCATCTCCTGCGCGCACCCAGAGGTAATCCGGCGCGTAATCCACGCCGGCGCTGCCGTTGCGCCGGGTGAGCTGCAGCCGGACGGAGACCTGATTCCCTTTCAGCCGGGCAATCGTCCACACGGCGCGGTAGCCGTACTGATTGGCAATGTTGGTGTAGGCCGCCTCCCCGCCGTAGCTCGACCCCTCCGGCAGCTCCGGCGCCGCAGATGTCCAGGTTCCCATCTTGCTTCCCCCTTACGCTTCCTCGCCGGCAGTGACCTGCAGATAGATCTCGCCCTCGGCGAGGGTCTCGGCCGTGGGCGTTTCGGTGCCGATGTAGATCGCTCTCACCTGATTGCCCGCCAGCCCGATGCTCGCATAGTTCACATCCTCGCCCAGCTTGGCCGCCGTCACCGCGCCGTCGTCGATCTTCTCCGCCGTCACCGAGAGCGCGGCGAGCTTCTCCGTGGTCACCGAGAGCGCGGCGAGCTTGGCCGCCGTCACGGCCAGATCCGCCAGCTTTACCGTCGTCACCGCGCCGGCGGCCAGCTTGGTGCTGTCCACCGCCGTGTTGGCGATCTTCGCCCCCGTCACCGAGAGCGAAGCGAGCTTGTCCGTGGTCACGCTCCCGTCGGCGAGCAGCGCCGTGGTCACGGCCAGCGCCGCGATCTTCGCGGTGCTCACCGCGCCGTCGGCGAGCTTTTCATTCGTCACGGCCCCTGCGGCGAGGAGCGCGCTCGTCACCGCCAGCGCCGCGATCTTCGCGGCCGTGACGGACCCCGCGGCCAGCTTCTCCGTGCCGATGCTCCCGTCGGCCACGCTGCCCTGGGTGATGTCCCGCATGCTCTGCGCCAGCGCCTCCAGCGCCTCCTGCACCGTGTCCGCCGTGATCCCCGTCACCGTGTCCACGCCCAGCTGCGCCGCCGCCCCCGCGGAGAGCAGCTCGTCGATCAGGGCGTTGAACGCCGTCATCACCACCGTCTCCGTCAGCGCGTCGAACACCGCCTTGTTCTGCGCCGCCGTGCCCGTCAGCTTGTTCGGCTGGCTCTGTACCCCCGCCGCCGCGATCTGCGCCGCGGTTATCTTCTGCGCCTCAAAGCTCATCTCGTCCTCCCCTTACTGATAAAACGACTGTGTCAGCCGCGCGTTTTCGCCCGGCTGGCGCAGGTCCAGCTGCGCCACGTGCATCTGATACATGCTCAGCATCCCGCCGTAATCCATCACCAGATCGGGCAGCAGCTGCTGCGCCGCCACATAGTAGGGCATGCACTGCGCCGCCTCCTCGGAGATCTCGAACTCATAGCTGTCGTCCGTCCCCTCCTCGATGGTGGCGGGCAGGGCGAAATACTCCACCTGGATCTCTCTTCCCGCGTTGCTCTCGGGGATGAGGATCTTGCCGCCCCGCCACCGGAAACGCCCCGTGGCGGGCTTGTCATCCCTCCACACGCGGTATACGCCCATGAAGTCCGCGGGCATGGCGTACTCGGTTTTCCCGCTCACCGGCGTGATCTTCCGCACCTTCACGATCTTCTGGATCTGCGCCAGGAGCTTCTGCGCGATATCGAAGAAGTAGGTCATCTTCGCTTCAATGTCCTCGTCGTGCTCCACCTCGCCGCCGGCGCTGTGCTCGTCCAGCAGCATGTATACCTTGTTTTTGCCCTCGCCAAGCGTCAAGCCGCTCACCTCCTTGATATCGGACAAGGGCGGCACTTCGCCGCCCCGTCCTTTTTATTTTTCCGGTTCTTCCCCGGCGACCTCTTCCGTATGCCGTTTCAGCCGCTTGAGCAGCGCGCCCACAAAGGCGGGCACCGGCAGCTGCATCTCATCCGCATTTTCGAGGATGCTGATGCACTCGTTGATAATCAGCCATACGATCACCAGCAGCCCGGTGAAAAACACGCCGTCGAGCTCCACGCCCAGGGTGCCGCCGAGGATCCCGATCAAATAATCCAGCGCCATCCCCACGGCCACGATCAGCAGATAGCACACCTTTTTCACGATGCCCATCAGCCCGATGCGTGAATCCAGCTGCCCAGTCATCCACGCGGCGCTGATGCCGGAGATGTAATCCAGCACCATCACCGCAAACAAAACGATCAGCGGCGCGGCCAGCTGCCGCAGATAAGCGCCCAGCGCGGCGAGCAGCGCCGCGGCCAGGAGCTTCCATCCGTTTTCCATGCGGCTCACCTCATCCCATGTCCAGGATCAGCACCCGGACGTCGGTGGACGCGGCCGAGGCCACCAGGGACAGGTCCATGGCCACCAGAGGGATCTCGGTGGTCTTTCCCGCGGCCAATGCGAAGCCGTTGGAGCTCGTGGCCTTTTTCCCGTCCTCGCGCGCTTCCTTGAAGTACACCGTCGCGGACTCGGAATTGTTCTGGATCAGGCAGGCGAGCCCGTGCACCCCCACCGTCTGCGCGCTGGTCCCCAGCGTCAGCGTCTCCACTCTGTCAATTTTCAAACATCCCATATCGTTGCATCCCCTTGGAGGGCCGCGCGCCTCAGCCCGGATCCCCGAAGATGATCTGCCGCGCGTCGCCCCAGCCCACGCCGAAATCTGTGTACGCGGTGTAGAGATCCTTCAGGGGGTTGTCCTGCGGGGACTGCAGCACCATCGGCCGGGTATTGTATACGATGTTCACCAGCTCCTTCATCAGCCTGCGGTCGCAAACGGCCCACTGCTTGGCGGTGAAGCCGTCCGCGCCGCCGCCCATCACGATGTACTTCATGCCGTAGACCGGGTTGGCGCCGTTGGTGTCGTCCTCCGGGCTGCGGGTCGGCATCAGACGGGCGTCCTCGCCGAACATCTTCTTGGCCTTCTCCTCCAGCTCCGGCGCGATCAGGACCGTGTCAAAATCGCACAGGAACGGCATGCCGTCGGGGGTGAGAAAGCGGTTGGCGCGGGCCTGGGCCGCGGTGATGGCGCTCACGGAAAAGGCGTCGGTGGACACGTTGGAGTAGGTCCCCGCGTCCGGATCTGCAGCGAACTTCCGGCCGGAGCTGCCCTTGCTGGCCACGGGATGGGCCGCGGACGCCCAGCTCACGCCGTCGCCGCCGACCTTGTCGCCGTTCCAGGCGTTGGCGAACATCCGCAGCACGTGCAGGTACACGGTCATGGCCACGCTGTCGCCGAGCTTGGTGCCCACCTTGCGGGTCTCGCCCATCTTGTCGATCTTGGCCTCCTTGTACCCTACGGGGATGGAGAGCGTGTACTCCACCGGCGTGATCACGGTCTTGAAGCCGCGGTGCAGGCTGCCCTCGTTGAGGTTGGAGCCGTCGTACGCCGGCGCCTCGCCGTAGCCGCCGGAGCCGGTCAGCTCGTAGTCGATGCTGCGGGCGTTGGCCTCGCCCACCACGGGCGAGAGCTTGTTGAGCCTGTCGGCATAGGCGAAGTCGAAGGCCTTGCCGACAAACTTGTAGTTATCTGTCTTCCAGTTGGAAAAAGTACTGGGCATGGTTCTTTCCTCCTCTTCCTCAGTTCTCTACGCCCAGGGCGTGCTCCACGGCCATGAGCCGGATCATGCCCCGGTCGAAGTCGTGGCCCACCACCTTCAGCTTGGTGCAGCCCGTGGCGCTCAGCACCAGCCTGCTCAGCGTGTCGGCGTCCAGGCGGAAGCCGGCCGCACAGCCGATCTGCGGGTACAGGGCGTAGATGTCGCCGTCTGCCGCCGTCTCGCCGCTTGGCACCGTGAAGGTGTTGGTGGTGGTGCTGTTGGCGTAGTCGGTGATCTGCCGCCTGCTGCCCTTGGGGGACACCAGGTAGCCGCCGTTGAAGGCGTCCGCGGTGGTGACCGCCACGTCGGCGGTGGTGGTCGTCACGGTGGTGGCGCTGCCGCCGCTGGCCGCAAAGGTGGGCGCCGGGCACTCAAAGATCAGCTCCGGGTTGTCGTAGACCAGGATCTCCGTGCCGTCGGCGCGGATGTTCAGGGCGTCGGCGGTGCCGGGATGGTTCTCGGCGGCGATGCCCAGGATGGGGTTGGTCTGGTTGGCAGCCGCTGCGACCACCAGCCCGCCCGAGAGCTGCACCACCTCCCCCGCGCTGATGGCGGTGGCGGCGGCGATGGGATAGCTGCGTGCGGTCAGGCCCACGTGCCCTCCCGCATTCTGAATGGGTCTCATAAAACGTTCTCTCCTTTCTTCGTCCTCACAAGCTCCGTGTCGTTCGCCCCGACCGCTGGCGGCGGGGCTCATTCACTTCGCTGCTCGTCCTCTTGCTCGCGCACCCCTTCCATTGGGCTGCGCTCGCATTTTTTCGTTTGAATTCCCGCAAAGCGGGTGCGGTTTGAATCGCGATCATCGCGATCATCGCGACAGGAATTCTTTTGCCGTCATCTTCATGTGGGGATAGGTGCGGTTCCACTCGTCCAGCTCCCGCTGCTGGGAGGCTGTGAGCGCCTCGCTGCCCCCGCTGCCTCCGGCGCCGGTGGAGCGCGCGTTCCGGCTCCCCGCCTTTGCCTCAGCGGCCTGGGCGGCGCTGCCGGCGATCTCCAGATAGTCCTCGTAGAGCTCGGAGAGGGGCTCCCTGCCGTACCGGCTGCCGCAGAAGCGGCGGAAGGCCTTGTCCTCGTCCAGCTGTCCGAGATCCACGTCCGGGTAAGCCGCCATGAAGGCCAGCGCATCCCGCCGGGCGAACTCGCTCACCCGCTTTTCCTCCTCCCGGGCGCTGCGTTCAGCCGCCTCACGGGAGCGCAGATCCCGCAGGAATTCCCGGTCGTCCTCCTCGGCCTGCACCTCGGCCACGCTGCGCCCCTCGCTCTGGGCGCGCTGTTCCACCAGCTGGCGCTTGTAGGCTCTGGTGTACGCCTCCAGGCCCTCGATGTCGCTGATCGTCTCACCGCTGCCGGGATCTCTCATCCCTGCGCGCTTGATGCGATCGTTGACGTCGCGCATGGCCCGGTCATAACCGGCCTGCTCGCCGGATCTGCGTGCCGCTGCATAGCGGCGGTTGTCCTCGTGACTCTGGCGGTCCCGGCCGGCGGCTCCGGTACTCTGTTCGCCCTCGGCGCCCTGCGCCGCGCCCTCGTCACCCTGCTGAGGAGTTACGACTTCCTCCGTCTGCTGCAGACTTTCGTTCTCTTCCATTTTCCTTCCTCCTGCGACTGTCCTGCCGTCGCCGCGCAATGGGCGCTTCCCGCCCTCTGAAATAAGCCTATCACAAAAGTTTCGCGAATCTTCCCGGACTTTTTTCCAGTGTTATCAGGGCTTTGCGGGTTTTGTTCACAATTTCGTAACAATTCGCGGCGCAAAAAAACGCGGGGATCTCTCCCCGCGTCCGTTCTATCTGAACCGCCTTCGCCGCTGCTCCCGCTCGAGCTTTGTGATGAGCTTTTCCCGCGGCGGCTCCGTGTGGTCCGTCACCTGAAAGCTCTGCTGGTGGCGCACGGCGTAGGCGATCGCCGCGGCCATCACCAGGTCGTCGTGCTTGCCGGCGAGCGCCTCGCCCCGATGGTCCTCGTTGTACACGAAGGTCAGCATCTCCCCCAGCAGCTCCCGGTCCCGGAACCACTGCGGATGCCGGGAGAACACCTCCACCAGGCTCGCGATGGCCCGCGGCCTCGTCTGCCGGTCGGTGCGGAAGCCGTAGCTCTTCTTCACCTGCCGGGTGTACGTGTCCTCCCGCTCCCGGTGGTACTGGTTGGGATAGCCCAGCTCGTCGAGCTTCATCACCGGATAGGTGGAGAAGTTCGTCTCCAGCGCAACCAGCGCCCGGTTGTAGTATATCCCCAGGGCGAAGATCTGGCGCACATACTCCGGCTCGCTGTACTGCCGCCGCAGCGCGGCCACCTGCTCCCCGGTGCTGTTGTCGAGGACGTAGGCGGTGAAGTAGTCGCTGCCCTCGCCGGCGGTGTCGCCGCCGAGCACATAGGGGTGCCCCTCCTCCGGCTCGCGGAAGATCTTCACCGCTCCAGCCTCGCTCTCCTCCCACACAAAGCCTTGTGCGCTCTCCGGGGCCTTTCCCCCGGGGGTGATGCCGTCCTCCTCCCACACAAAATCTCCCCGTTTCACCGGCTCCGGCGCCGTCTCCCGCCGCAGGATCACCTGCCCGTTGTCAAAGACGCCCGCGCCCGAGTGCAGGAACGCCTCGTCCGGATTGGAGGGATACTCCTGCCGGAACATGTCCAGGCTGCCGCCGCAGTTGTTGGCGATGCACCAGCGCCGCCACTGCAGCTGCGCGTCGGTCAGGCCGCAGCGCCCGCGCAGCTCCTGCTCCTCCGGCGTCCACACCGTCCCCGGCACGGGTTCCATGGCGTATTCCGGATTCTCGTACCAGGCGAAGAACACCGCCTCAAAGTCGTTTTCCCCGGCCGCGGCGGCGTCCCAGCGCTCCTTGAAGTCCTCGTAGCCGTTGGCGGTGCTCTCGATCACCACCATCGTCCCCGGCGTCGACGGCACGGCCTGCAGGATGCCTGTGAGCGTGGCGGCCTTCCCGTCCGCGCCCTCCGGCCAGAAGGCGTACTCGCTCAGATGCACGCACTGCAGCGTATCGGACCGGCCGATGCCCTTGCCCCCGGCGGTGGCGCAGCGCAGCCGGGAGCGCAGGCCCGGCCGCTCCGCCTTCTCTCTGGCCGAGCGCGTGGGGTTTTCAAAGATCAGCTCCTGGGCGTTGGAGGTGCGCAGCATGGGCCGGATCGGCCCGGGCAGCTCGTCGTAAAAGAGCTTTGACATGCGGAAGAGGTTGGCCGTGGCGTCCTCGCGGTGGGTCACGATCAGGGCGTTGACGTTGCACCGCGTGGCGCAGGCGTGGAAGATCAGCGCCTCTGTGAGCGTGGAGAAGCCCAGCTGCCGCGCCTTGAGGATGATGATGCGCACGGGCTTGCCCGCCTCCTGCTGGCGCCTGGCGATGTCGTAGAGCTTCCGCTGCGCGGCGTTGAGCCGGAACGGGATCACCGCCCCGCTCTTGGTGCGGATCTTCAGACACCCCTCGATGTAATCCTTTGCGATCAGCGGATTCACGTCCGTTCCCCCCTTGTACCTCGCATAAGTTCGCCGCCGCAGCGGGTCCTGATCGAAGGCTCATAGCCTGCTCTCCCCCTGCTCCGCCAGCCAGTCCTCAAAGCTCTGCCGCTGCTCCTGCGTCTCCTCGTCTCCTTTGGCGAAGCCCAGCTGGACATAGAGCTCATGCAGCGCTTTGATGGCGTTGGCGTGGTCCGCCTGCCATTCGCCGCAGGGCTCTTTTTGTCTTGTGACGCTGTTCCACGCCAGCACGGGCGACTTCTGCATGCACCGGTCCAGGATCTCCACCAGCCGGTTACCCAGCCACTCCCGGGAGATCCCCATCTCTTCAAAGAGCCGCGCCTCCGTCTCGCGCCGATAGGCCTGCACCTCCGGCGTGGCCAGCAGCCGGGAGGCCTGCGCCGAGGCGCTCTTCTGGCTGTACCCGGCGGCGATGGCCGCCTCTCGCGCGTTGCCGAGCTTCAGATACTCCAGCACAAACCGTTTCTGCTTCGGATTCAGGGCCACAGTCTCACCTTCTCCAAGAATTCCCGCTGCATCTGATAAACGCGCCCCTTGTCCAGGCGGCAGCGCTCCGCCGCCGTCCGCGGGCTGACGGACCGGATCACAACGGCCTCCAGCGCGGAGCGTTCCACCTCGCCCCGCGCGATTTCCATGATCGTTTCGCTGATGCTGCGGCGCTCGCTCTCCGGCAGCTTTTTCCACAGGTCCAGCTTTGCTCGGATGTACTTCTGCTCCGCTACCGATCTGGCGCAGGATACCGGATAAAACCTGCTGATGCCGACCATCTCCCCCTGACAAAATGTGTCTATAGACCGCGCGCAGAGACACGCGAGCCCGGACTTAACATTTTTTCACATCATCCTGCCATGGCAGGCGGCCGCCAGTACCGCAGATGCTGGGCGCGTCCACCGCGGCTCTCCGCCTGCCAGATCTTCACGCAGCCTTCGGGCGTGCGCAGCTCGGCCTCCGGGCTTTTGCTCTTGATCGGCGGCAGCCGCAGCGCCTTCCGGAGATTGCGTGAGGGCGTATACTTCTTCCGGTTCCGGATGTATCGCGTCTGGGCGATCATGTAGCTCGCCAGATCGCCCAGATCTCCGCCCCGGCCTCCGTAGAGCACGCTCTCCCTGGCCTTCCCGCTCCCCCATTTTCGCAGGCAGATCTCCACGGCCTCCCGGCACACCACCAGATGCACGTGCGGGCGTGCATAGCCTCCCGTCTTCCCGTTTTTATCGGAGACGACGTAGAGATACCGGAGCTCAATCCCCAGCTTTTTACACTCCCGGAGCACCCGGCGGATGAAATTCACCGCCTCCCGATCCGCGGCCAGCAGGAGATCATCGTGCCGGAGGGATCCCGCTCTCTTTTTCAGCCTGTCAAAGCCCTCCCTGTCATATTCCAGCGTGATATGGTAATCCCGGCCTGCGCGGAAATTCTCGTTGAGCTGGCGCGTCACCTCGTGCTTCGCTTCCGTGCAGCCCTTCTCCGCCCGGCGGATGACCCGTTCCCGTTTCCTCGCTCCTTCCTTCGGAGCAGGATCCGGCACCGGGTATTTGGTTTTCTCCTCGATCCCGTTCGAGCATCGATATGTGCTTATGTACCACTCTGGCATGTTGTTTTCTCCTTTGGTCGAAAACCCGGCCGTTATCAAGTGCCAAAAAAGAACACGCGCGCGCACGCGATATATAATAGTATCCGTGCCCGGGCGTCGCCGTTCTTCCGCTCCGCCCGCGTCCTGTTCTTCGGTTGTCAAGGATCTCCGGCTCTCATTCGTGCATCTTTCGTGAAAAGGTGCACGAATCAAAGTCAGTTTCCTTATGCTGCCGCCCGGCCTCTCCGGTCGGCCCATCTCAGCCTTCGGGAAAATTACGTATTTTTACGTGTTTTCCTATTGACATACGTGTTTATACGTGCTATAATTCATCGTGTCAGGAGGGAAGAATATGAAGACAAGCGAGCTGACAAAGCTGATGAAAAAAGAGGGCGGCTGCTACCTCCTCGAACACCGCGGCGAGCATGATTACTGGTTCTGCCCTCTCACCGGCAAGACGGTCCCCGTTCCCCGTCATCAGTCCAAAGAAATCCCGACCGGAACGGCAAATAAGATTTTGCGAGACGCGGGGCTGAAATAAGCCCCGCATAAGGAGGCGCTGATAATGAAGTATGTATTTCCGGCTGTATTCGAGCCCGAGGGTGAACTGTATAACGTGTCCTTTCCGGATCTTCCCTCCTGCTACACCAGCGGCGAAGGTCTGGCTGACGCCATGTTTATGGCGGAAGACGTTCTGGGCGGCTGGCTGGCCTGGTGCGAGGGAAAGAATGAGGCCATTCCTTCCGCGTCCGCTCTTTCGGACGTTTCCGCTCCCGGCGGCTCCGTGGTCACGCTGATCCTGGCGGACACGGATGCCTGGCGCCGCGCCAATTCGGATAAGGCCGTCAAAAAGACTCTCTCCATTCCTTCCTGGCTGAACGAGGCGGCAGAGGCCCGCTCCATCAATTTTTCTCAGGTTCTGCAGAAAGCCCTTCGTGCAGAACTCAATCTCTGACCTTTGGCCTGTACCTGCGCCCTCCCGGATCCCCGGGAGGGCGTTTTTCATTCTTCCAGTTCCATCTGCGCGGCGTTGTTGGCGGCCTCCCAGTCCGTCCAGAATACGCTTTCCAGATGCCGCCAGAGCTCGATCTCCCGCTCAGGGCTGATATCCTCCCGCGGCCTGTAGGTGGTGTACCAGGCGGCCTCTCCTCCGCTCACGTCGGTGAGCACGAGGATCTCCCGGTCCGTCAGCCGGGGCTTTCCGCCGGGGCTCGGCCCGTCCACCGTGCGGCGCCGGATGATCCCGTCAGCGGTCTGCCAGAGCGCGCCGCCGTAGTGCAATCCTGTGTACTGCAGGGGCTCGTCGCTCCCAAACATCCTGTAGGCGCAGACGCTCTCAGTGATCACCTCGGGGATCGGGTGCTCTACGATCCACTCGCCCTTGCCCCGGCGGATCCTGACGCACTCCGTCTCCGGAATGTATCCCAGCACCTCCACGATGTGCCCGAGCACCTCCCGGTAACGATTCATCAGGTTTTCGCGCAGCGTCTCGGCCATCCACCCGTCGGCGATCATAGTGAAGGCGAAGTCGTCGAACATCAGGATGATGCCCGACTTCTCTTCCCGCTCGATGTGCTTGAGCAGGCGCTTTTCGTTAAACATCGCCGTCGTCCTCCCTGTTTCTAAAATGGATCAGGAGCGCCGCAGCAGCTCCCAGCGCAGCAAAAACGATCATGTAAGCCGTCATTCCCGCTCCTCCTTTGCGAGGTCCTTCAGCCGGCGCCACAGGATCTCGCAGAGCTCTGCGTGGATGCATACCAGCCCTGAGCCCCTCTCTGTCGGGACCTTCCGGCCGAACGGGCTGAACTCCTTGCAGTGCTCCGGGCAGAAGTCCGGGACCTGAAACTCATATGTGACTGTTTTCATCGATTTCCTTCCTTTTTCAGTTCTTTCTTTGCGCGGCTGAGCAGCCAGCGCTCGATGCACTTCACGCAGTCGGCCTCCTCCGGCGGCCATGCCCTTCCGCACCTGCCGCCCTCATTTCGGCACAGCCCGTCGCGCTGCATGACGACCGCCGCGATCCTCACCGCCCGGCGCTCCGGCGTCTGCTTCATTCCCGGCCCTCCGTCAGATCCGCGCTGTCTTCTGCCCGGATGCACAGATCGCAGTCTCCCGGGCAGGCGATCCCCTCGCAGCGCTCGCTCCACGCCCACAGGCTCACGCTCATCCCCTCACCACCTTGATCTCCCGGTATTCCTCCGGTTTTTTGCAGAGCATTATCATTTCAAGCCATTGCCGCTTGATCGGCAGGGCCAGGATCATCCCCGCAGCCCCCTCACCTGCTCGGCCAGCGCCTCGGCGATCCGCTCCATGCCGAGGAGCATTTTCTCCGCGGTCTCGGGGTGATTTCCCTGCATGGCGGCGATCTTGTCCATGGCGGCGGCGAAGTTGGTCTGCGCCATCCTGGCCAGTATGGCCACCTCCCCGGCGCCGCTCTCGGCGGCGGAGAGCTTCCGGCGCAGCTCGTCGATCTGTGTCTTCGCGCGCTGCGCCTCGGCCTCCAGCTTTTCTCTGACCGGCCCTGCCTCCTCGGCGGCCCGCTTTGCCGCGTCCTCTGCCTTCTTCTGGGCCGCCTGGGCGGTCTCCAGCCGTTTCCGGAGCTTGTCCATGTCCGCCCTGGCGGCGTCCTCTGCGGCCTTCCTGGCCTCTGCTGCGGCCTTGCGGATGGCCTCCTCGTCCCGCTCCACGGCAACCTCCACAGGCCGGGACTCCAGCTCCTGGATCTTTTCCTTCAACTGCCTTTCACTTTCCGAGAACTCCGTTTCCGCAGCCTGCAGATCATCCCTCGCCGCTGCGAGTTTTCGGTTCAGCTCCGTCTCGTGATCCCTCGCTCCGGCGAGCGTCTTCTCGGCCTGTTCCAGCCGCGCAGACGTGTCCTCCAGAGCCTTCCTGGCCTCGTCCCGCTCCCGGATGGCGCGCTCCAGCTCCCGGGTGGAAAGCCGCTCCGCATCCAGCTCCGCAGCCACAGTTTCCCGCTCCTCTTTCGGCACCGCCAGGAGCGCCAAAGCCTTGGAATAGCTCAGTTTTCCAAACGTTTGGGATTCTACCTCGGCCCCGAAAAGGCACCCCTGATCGGCGCCGTATTCCTGATAGAGCCGCATGAAATTGTTGGCCGTGCTGGTGCTGTAGCCGGTGTTCTCCGTGATCCATCTCCCGAACGTCCCATAGGGCAGCAGCTCCTTGACCTCCACCATCCGCCGCCCGATCTCGATGACGTTGTTGAGCATAGACGCCGTGAACGTACGGATCTCTCCGGCGATGATCTCCGGCGTCCTCGTCGCTTTGATAACCATTTCGTTCATGCTGTCTTAACCTCCGTATTCTCCACCGCCGGCCGGATCGGCCTCCCCATTTTGTCCCGGGGGCTGCCGTCGTTCACCCAGTCCAGCCAGGTTTCCAGGAACCATGCGTACTTCTCACGCGGCGTCAGACCTATCTTATCGTAGCGCAGCCCATATCCCTCGTTTCGGTAGCCGTGGATCTGTTTGATCGCCATACGGCCCTTGACCTCATACATCTCAATGGTAAGAAAGCTCCGCTCCGGCCGCCGGCTGTGCCGCAAAAACAGGATTGTCGTGCTCCCGTAGACGTGCCGCGGCGCGTAGCCGCCCACGCAGTGGTGGAGCGTCTTCCCCTCCTCCACGATCTCCCTGGCCGAGCCCGGGATGACGATCCGCAGCCCGTTGAGCTCGAAGCTGTATTTCTTCTCCAGCTGCTTCCGGCGCTTGCCGTACTTCTTCTTTTCCGCCTCGTCGACGCTGTGGCGCAGCGTCTCCGCCGCGGCGTCGTGCCGTGTCTGCAGATCCCTCGGCATGGCCACCGTGGGCTCTTTGAGGTCGTAATCCAGCAGCCGCGCCATGCGGAGATAGTCCTCCCAGGTCTGGATGATGCGCGAGATGCTCACCGCATACCGGGCGCATTCCGGCTCCTGGCTCCGGATGTACCGTACCGCCTTGTCCAGAGAGACGCCCAGCGCCCCGGCACATACACCGATCCGCTGCAGGTTGCTGCTTCCGTTCGCCTGATCCACGAGCGACATATACCGTCCCAGACTCATCTTCCCGGCCAGACGCCGGAAGGTCTTCAGGTCGGAGAAGTCCATCCCCGCGTGCCGAAAGGCCCGGGCGTCCGCCTTGCTCATGCGCAGGAACTCCCAGGGCGTCTCGGCGTTCCAGTTGAGAAGCCGTGCGTTTTTCCTCCCGTCCTGAATGAGCTCGCACACCGCGCCGGACAGGCCCATCTTCACGGCCATCTCAATCTGCGGGTGCAGGGCGTACCATCCCAGGTATTTCACCATCCACCGGGCCGTCTGCGGCTTGTCGAGATCGGCGGAGTACTCGTAATGATAGAAGTCCATGATCTGGCAGTATTTCAGCTCCGAAGCGTCCAGCGCCTCCGGCAGCCCCACGATGCTGTAATCGCCCTCGTAGCAGGCGTTTCCCATCATGTTCGGCAGAAACGGATCGGAGACGCTTTCCGTAGGCAGCCACTGCAATTCCTTCTCCTCGCCGCACCAGGCCCAGACCATCACCCTTTCTTCCCATTCCTGCGCTATTCCCTTTCCGAAGTAATAGCGCTTGCTGGGGAACCATTCGATGGTGCCGGTCAGATCGTCGTGGTTGAAGGTCCTCCGGGCGTTTCCGGCCTCGATCAGCAGGGCGCCGCTCTCGGTGGAATATGCCACCGCTGTCTTGATCCAGCTTTGCAGCGATGTCATTTCATATCGGTATTTCCCAACGGCTATCCCCTCCACCCTGGCGCCGCACTCCGGGCAGTTGCACGTCTCGTGGTGCATCTTGCCCCGGGCGTAGTTGCCGCGCACGGCCTCAAAAGTCTCTCCGCAGCTTGTGCAAGTGCACACCCGTACCGGATCGCTGCTCACATTCCACCCGTCGTCGAGGTATTCGTTCCGGAAGAAAAGATACTGCGGGAACAGGCTCCGGATCGCCGTTTCCTCTTCAGGCGTCAGATAAGCGCGGAAAAGGCCCTTCACGGCCTCATGCTCTTCCGGCGGCAGATTGCATTTTGGATTCATGGCATGCCCTCACAGAAAGTCCGTCAGATCCAGGATAACGGCTTCCTTCTTGCTGCCATCCCGAGTGTCAGCGAAGGATCCTCCCGCCTTCCCGACCAGATCCACCGTCATCTCGTATCGGATCTCCGCTCCGGGAAAGTAAAACTGCACGGCCCTCTTATATGCGTCCAGATCGCTGATGCTCACGCCCACGCCTTTTGCCACCGCGTCCATGCAGTCCTTGAAGCTGCCGCCCTGGACCACCGCCTGGGCGAATTCCTCGTCCTGCCCGCAGAAGGACAGCAGAGCCTCCTTCACCGCCGGGGCCATGGCGGACGCCCTTCTGTCCGTGGAGACGGCGCCGCCCTCCAGCTTCTTTTTCGCCTGTTCATAAAACCCGCTCATGGTTCCTCCTTGCTTTTTCCCGCCCCCTGTGATAGGATAAGAACCACAAGGGGCTTTGTTTGGTTGCAATTCCCCGGCGCTGTCGGACCGCCATCCGGCAGCGCCTTTTTATTTTCTTGCGTGCTGCGCCCAATAGCGGTAATCCTGGGCGTTCTCCTGCGCCGGCTCCTCCTTGCGCAGCCACCGCGCCAGGTTGAGCCCGGCCATCACGAAGCCGTAGACGCCCAGCGCCTGCATGGCCGCGTAATAGCTCCAGACGTTGTTCTCCCGCAGCACCATGAGAAAGCCCCCCGCGAGGACCATCACCACCGCGGTCACGAAAAAAGCCTTAATTCTGACCATCAGCCATTCCTCCTTCCAGCATTTCCGAGCTGAATTGTTTCCAGTTCTCCCGCCGCGTCTCTCGGCCGGAGAGCTTGCGCTCTCTCACGGGCCGCAGGGCGCAGAAGTGATACCTGTGTGCCGATCCGTCCGCCTCCCGCTCCCGGCTCTCCGGCAGGACATCGCAGCAGATCCGGTTGCCCCGGATGTCGTAGAGCACCGTCCCCCGGTTGTCTGCGCGCCGCTTGTAGGGCGTCAGCGCGTTATCCACAGGGATGCTGCCCCGGTCGCCCGGCACATAAATGATCCGCTTCCCGCACCACCGGCAGGGTACGTCCCTCGGCGTCATCGTCTTCACCTCCTCCCTGTCTTCCTGAGCTTGATCCCCTCCGCCGCGCCCTCCGAGCGCATGGGGCACTCTCCGTGCCGGCGCTGCTCCGGCGTCAGCTGGGCCAGGCGCGTCTTTTTGCGGATCAGGCAATAGTTGCAGAAGATGTCCCCGTCCATCACCCCGTGATAGCGGCAGCCCCTGCACAGCCTGCGCACTACCATGCGATCGCCTCGTCAAGCTGTGAGCACACAAAGAGCCTTCCGCCGTAGGAGGCGGTCTTCTCGCGCAGGCCGACGGGATCCCCGGAGGCGGTGAACACTTCCTCCCACTCCATCCCCGGGAAGCACCGGTCAAACACCTCCTCGCGCAGCTCAATGATGCCCTCGCGCCCGTCGAATTCCACCGCGCCCTGCTCCGCCATGCACCGCACGGCCTCGCACATGGACACGCAGTCGTCCAAAAACTCGCGGTCCTTCGCTGCCATCGTTTCGATCGTTTCCATTCTGATCTCCTTTCTGTTGTATCTCACCATGGGAGCGCACCCCCATCGATAAGCTGAAATGAATTGTTCTCCCGCGGCGTCTCGTCCATCAGCTCCAGCTCGTCCTCGTCCAGATAGTTCTTGCCGAACTCCCGGACGAAGTCCCCCACGCTCCAGCCCTGCTCCGCCATGGCGCGGCGCTGGCCGAACTTGCGCAGGTACTCCCGCGTCTCACGGCGCTGGTGCGCGCTGTCTGCGTCGTACTGATGGCATCCGCGGCAGAGCATCACCGTCAGACCCAGCTTGTCCGCCTTCGGGCGCAGCGCCCCGCCGAAGATGTGGTGCCGCTCCACGGTCTCATAGCTTCCGCACAAAAAACATGTTCCGTTCATTTCCCGGTCCCCTCTTTCTCTTCTTCTGCCTTCCTCGCCCATTGGGCTTCCCAGATCCGGTGCGCCACGCGCTGCGTCTCCCGGATCCGTCGCTGCATTTCTTCCTCGGAGACTCCGGCAATGGCGTC